CAGCGGCGTGTATGGCCGGTTGCCGACAGCGGGCGTCTGGTGTGAGAACGATGCGCTCTGGTCGAGCGTGCCCGTGATCCCGTTCCACTCGCTAATCAGCGCATTCGTGTACGTCGTGGTAGAGCAGGCAATCGTCAGGGTGGCGCTGGCCCCGGCTCCCACGACGCCCTTCCAGATCTCGGCAACTGGGGCTGCTCCGACACCTGACGTGATGAGTTGCGTCCACGTCACGCCAGTCTGGGTAATGGTGCTGATCGTCCCGGCAGCGTCACGGTCGATGCCGCAGATCAGCAGGTTGCCGTTGGTGGGAGATGAACTGAGCGTAACCGCGAGGGAGTTGGTATTGGAACCCCCTGAACCGAAGGACTTCGACTGGACGGGCAGCTTTGCGGTTCCGCCACTTGACGCTGCCGGGTGGACGTGATCCTCGTGACTGGAGTTCGTCGCCGTGCCTGCTGCGCCTGAGCCCGACTCGACGAGCGGCGTCGCAGAACCCAGTGGTGGCACGACGCCCGAGACGATCTGGGCGCCCGTGATCGTGCCGTTGGCGATCGTGTGCGCCGCCTGGTAGTCGGTCAGCTCAACCAGCGGACCCGCTACGGCAGCGTGGGTGATGCTCACTTGATGCTCACTTGATGCCCGTGATGTTGCCGCGATTGTCGCGGGTGATCTCGCGTGGCGCTGGTTGCGGGACGTGGACGTGGGTGTCACCAGCCTGGACGTTGACGTTCGGCGCGGCCACGGAGATGTTCGGAGCGGCAACCTGCACGGCGCCATCGGGCAGCGTGATCGGGTGGCCGACGTTCGCCAGCGCGGCGATCTGGTCGCTGATGACGCTGTTGCCCGCGATCATCGAGGCCATCGCATCGGTATGCACCGCTCGCAGCGCGTCCATCGACTCCTGATGCTGCGTGCCAATCGCGGCAATGGCATCAGCGATGGAACGGGGAGCCATGCCAGCCTTCATCGGAACCTCGCTCGTATCTACCAGATCGGTCGGGTCGCTGATCACCGGCACCCAGTCGAGCGTGCCGTTCGGGTGATCTTCGATGGAGTCGGCTTCATCGCTGCTGTAGATCTGCCCGTCGCGCTCGGCGCACTCGGGATCGCCATCGCCGTCGATCGCCTGCACCTGGTCGAAGCCTGCATCGCTGTAGGAGGCGATCGCGCTGGAGTTGTAGGCGTCCATCAGCTCGGTCCGGGCGATCATCTCAGCGCGGTAGTCGTCGAACAGGGCGCCGAGCTCCAGCCCTCCGATGACGGTCGTCCCGATGCCCTCGATCGCATCCGCAACGTCGTTGACGGTGCTACCAGCTTCCAGGGCGCGATAGATCGCCTCGTTGACCTTCTGGCGCGTCGTCTCGTTGATCCCGGTGATCCTTGCAGCGCCACGAGCCATCACGCGCTCAACGGCTCCAGCAGGCGCAGCCTTGGCAGGCTTGGCAGGCAGGACGTCATGGATCGTGGCGTTCACCGTGTCGGCCATGACCATGAGGTGCGGCTTGAGGGTCGCTGAGAGCTTGGCGTCGAAGCTCTTGGCCGGGAACCAGGTCGACGTATCGCTCGGGTTCTTGGCGATGTGGTCGGCGTTCTTGCGGAGCCGGGTCACGATCTCGCGCTTCTGGTCCTCCAGCACGTCATGGACGCCACGCTTGATGATCGGCGTCTTGGAGGCAGCGATCCGGTTGCGCAGGTTGACCAGAGCCGTGTGGAGCGGTGCGAAGCGGGCGTGGATCTTGACGCTGGGCGTTGTGGCCTTGGCAACCACTCCGCCGGGCTGCTTCGTCTCACCGGCAGCGAGGCTCGTCGCGTCCATCGTCTCGGTCGGGGCAGGTGTGGCGAGGGCTTCGGGCGTGGGTTCGGGCTTCTGGTTGATCCCGATGGCCTGGGTGAAGGCGTAGACCTGCGTGGCGGGCATCCAGACTTCCTCGCCCAGCGGTCCGCCGGACTCACCGAGCACCGCATCGTCGATTGGGTCGAGGCCAAGGATCTCGCGCCGCTCGTTGTTCGTGATCGGCTGGTTGAGCGCCTGCTGCGCATCGACGTAGGTCTGGCTGTTGTCGTCGAACGTCGGGTAGTCGAGGATGAACTCGTAGGACTGGCCCTGCGCCTGGTACGGGTCGCACAGCCGGTACTGGAGCTGCTCGCGGAACGGCTCGGTGCGCGCCTTGACGGCGTTCTCCCAGACCGTCTCGTCGTCCGTCTCGGTGACCTTCGCCGCGCCTGCGCTGATCGAGGAACCGCGCTCGTGGATGCCGATTGCTGTTAGCGGCATGTGCCACAGCGCGAGCAGGTTGTCGCGCAGGTTCGTGATCATGGCGATCAGGTCGAGCTCGGCCGGGGTGAGCGTCGTCTTCTGGAAGTCGACCGGGGCGTTGACGATCTGGAGGCGCTTGGCTGCATCGCTCGTATCGACGATCGTCCGCCAGTCGCGCTCAAGCTGGAGGCTCTGCTCCGGGCCTACAACGCCGTTCTTCGGGCTGAGGATGCCGCTCAACCGTCCGCCGCTGGAGATCAGCATCGAGGTATGGCGATCAAGCCCTTGGCTGTTGGCCGCCCACAGCAACGCGCTCTCGACAAGCCCGATGCCGAAGTGGCCGATGTCGGGCGGGTCGTAGACGAAGTGGATCGTCTCCTCGAGGCTGAGCGTCAGGCCGGGGCTCGTGGCGGTCTTGTCGAGCTGCCACGAGACGAGGTTGCCGTTACGGTCCTCGTTGGGCGTCATGCGGTCCGGCCGGACGTACAGGATCGCTGAGGGATTGCCCAGCGCGTTCATCCCGTCGAGGTACCAGAAGCTGTTGCCGCACAGCCCGATATGGCGGATCGTCAGGCGCCAGAGCGCGGTGCGGAACATCTGCTGACCCACCGGCAGCGCCGCCATCGGCTTCTCGATCAGGGTGCGAAGCTCCTGCGCGTCAGGCCCGGTGTAGTCGTCGTCGACCGTCGTCTCGTCGCCGTCCTCGATGTGCCAGTCGAGGCCCTGGATCTTGCTGGCGATGACGAGCTCAGCAGCGCGGATCCACGGCACCTCGATGCCGAGCTTCCACGCCTGGCGCATCTTGGCCTGCGGCGTGGTCATGTTGCCCAGCGTGGAGAGCGGGAACTCCGTCATCAGGACGCCGGCGCCCTGGCCGATTGGGCCGGCCTTGACGGAACGGATGGCGGGACGGGGCGGGATGTAGAGCGACACTGTTACGCCGCCTTGTAACTGTTACGCGTAACTGTTACGCTGCCCGCAACAGGAGGTGTTACATGAGCCGTGCCGAGTACATGCGGAACTACCGGGCGCTGAGGAAGATCAACGAGGCCAACTCCGAGGAGATCGCGGACACGGCCTCGACGATCGCGGTCTTGCAGCGCCAGAAGATCGAGGCGCTCGAGGCCGAGGTCAAGCACCTGAAGGCTGAACTGGCGCGCCGCAGTGGCAGCCTCTACAACGACCCGACCGAGCGCTTCAACTCCCGCCCGTTCACGCCAGCGCCGAAGAAGGGGAAGTAGATGGACGACAAGTACGCGCCAGCCGTAGATGCTCAAGCGTTCGAAGCCGCTCTGCGGGAGTACATCGAGGCATCCGACATCAGTAGCCTCGTTCCAGGGAATGACCCAAGTTGGGAAGCGGTGTCGGATCGAACGGATAAGGCCGACAAAGCCGTGAGCGACTTCTGTGTCGCCTGGCTGGTCGAACTGATGGAGGGCAGTCCGGAACGTGCTGAGGAGGCCTTGAACTCCCTGCTCACGGAGTGGAACAGCTACTAGGCTCATTCGGCCGTAGGCTCCGTTCGGCGATCGGCCACAACGACCAGGACGGCGAGCCACACGGCGCCGATCGCCAGCCCCAAGGGCGGGAAGATCGTCGCGCCTGCCACGACGGCGAACACAAATGCAGCGTCGATGGCAGATACCGTGGCCTTCATGGATGACAATCTGTAATGACGGGCTGGGGCGCGGGCAGGCGCCTCACGCCACGCCTCCGACCCGCGTGAGCATCGCCCACGGGTTGTCCTCAAACGATGCGTCAAGCGCCACTACGCCATAGCGCAGCGCGTCGCAGGCGTCGTCGTTGATCTCGATCGGCACCTCGCGGAAGCCGCCGGTTCGGTCCTTGGCCCAGGTGTAGCCCGGGATCTCGCCCAGCAGACCGGAGCAGGACGGCGCGATCGTCATGCCTCGGGCGAGTGCAGTGCTCACCGCCCCGATGCCTGGTCCTACCGCGTTGTTGGCGGGCTCCATCGGCAGTCCGGCACGCTGGCACTGGAGGATGTAGGCCGGTTCTGAGGGGTCAGCGTAGAACGTCGTGACGTGATGCTGCTCACGCACGAACTGCAAGGCCGGGATGATCTGGTCGATCGTGCGGCCCTTCTCGTAGACCTCGTCGATCACGGCGAGTCGGCCTGAGCCTGACTGTCCCACCACCTCGCAGGCGAAGGCGTGGACGAAGCCCCAGTCGACTCCCGCCACGACTCGCTTCCACTCGGTGGTCTCGGGGTACTTCACCGCATCATCGGGCAGTGTCCAGATCGCACCCTCAGCCCCGACCCACTCGCCGTAGATGTAGCGGCGCTTGAGGTAGTCCTCGGCCCCGTTACGCGCGTCGGTTACGTAATCCTCGGGCAGCAGCGGGTTGTCGAACGTCGAGGCGTGGAGGTAGACCCGATCCGCCGTGGGCGGCGTGAAGCGCACCTTGAGCCAGTGCTTCGGGCTGGCAGGGTTCGTGGCCGCAGCGATCTGGTGGTACGGGATGCCGGGCCAGGACAGGCGGCCCTTGACCATCGACCAGTCGGACTCGGTGACCTCGGCTGCCTCATCCACGAACGCCCAGCCGAGCTCGACCGATCCGACCTTGGACGGGAGTCCAGTGATCGGGTCAGGATCGAGGCCGAAGAACCAGATCCGGCTTCCGTTCGCTAGCTCGTACCAGCGTTCCGTCCGGTTGTGCCGTGCGATCATGCCTCTCGGGATCACGTCATGGAGCAGGGTGCGCTCCGTTGACGCGGCGAGGGAGGCGGCCGTCTTGCGGAAGATCCCAATCGGGATGCCCGGGTAGCGCTTGGCGAGCCAGTACGCCTTCTCGCAGCCGATCCGGCTCTTGCCGGCACGGTAGGCACCGCTGTACAGGACTTCGGATGCAGCGCAGTTGAAGAACGCCCGCTGCTGCTCGTTGGCGAAGCCGGGCGCCAGTTGGGCGCGCAGGGCCTCGAGGATCGGGCGTGGTGCCGCCTGGAGAGCGAGCACCTAGCGCTCCACCTTCAGCCACTCGTCGATGTCGTTGGCGAGCGCTGCCGCTTCTTCGGGCTTGAGCTCGGCCGTGATGTCGCGCTGCTCGGTGCGCTGCGTGGCCTCACCCGTTACAAGCTGGTACAGGGTTGTGGCCTTGTCGGCGGCGAACAGGGCGTCGCGGGGCTCCAGGTCGCCGCGCTTCAGCGCCTCAGCC